ACATCTAATCCAAGTTCAGTACATAACTCAATCGCCTCATCTAAATAGCGATAGCCTTTTAAACCGATTTTAATTTCTTTCATCTGATTTAAAATACTCTCAATCCATTTATGATGTGCGATAGATAGTTGACCTTTAGCCTGTTGCCAAATTAGGAAAGTTTGAAATTCCTCTCTTGCAACTGGGATTTGTCTATCACGACAATACTCACGACCAATTAAATCCAACTCGTATTCTTTATTCCATTCATCAGAATAACTTGTCAGATTATTTCTACCAGAATTAAATCCCAACACCCTAGCGTTAGCGTCAGAATATTTTGTCCAATGTGGATTGCTTTCTTTACCTGACATTTCAATATTTATATCAGGATTGCAACCCTCTTTTGCTTTCAACTCGTCTCTAAAATAAGCATAAGCAAAGTCTCTATGGTCTTTCCTACCCCAATTATCATCTTCATCTTGATTTGATTGTCGGTCTATTCCATCAATATCACCACCCAATCTAAAATCAAAATGCTTTGAGATATATTTATCTTCTTCATCTTTTTCTTCTGGGTTTCCCATATATCCAAAATGAAAACAACTGTCCTTTGATACAGTATCAACATTCGGATATTTTTTTTCAAGATAATGACAAGTATCAACATCTTCTTGTGGATATTGTCGTCTCACACATTGTTCTGCAAGTTCCCATGTCTTATCTTGTAAGTTTTTAAAGTTTTCTCTTAACTCAAAAAACTTCTCTTTCTCTTGTGTGTTTTCACACTCCAAGTGTACTCGCATACGATTTGCGATTTTATTTCTGTACTCTTGGTTTAGTCTTATTCTTGACATTTTTTCCTTTCTGTTAAAATAAATTTATATACTACTTGACATTACTTGTCAATAGGATTATATGGGAATAATTAATAAAGGAGAAATAATGAACGAAAAAATAAAACAATTTAATACATGGTTTAGTGACGCAAAATCTGGAGACCAATATACTTATTTTATTGGCAATCTTGCTTATTCAACATGTCGTGCTGATGGATTTGAGTTAAAAGAACTTAAAAGATACCTGATGGATAAATGTTGTACTTGGAACTTAGACGCCGCGCCATTAAAAAAAAACAAAAACAATGGTAAAATAAAGTTTAATCCCTATATAAGATTAATACAGAAAGGAAAGGAAAAATATTGGAACAAGAAAAAAAAAGAGATATTCAGAGATTCGGAATATATAGCTATTAAACTATAATCTGGATATGACCTCGTTTACTCTGGCACGGTCGATAAATTTTGAAAGAGTGGGACAACTTCTGGTTGTTAATTCAACCCATAAAATTGAACATTCCATATAACAACCAGAACTGATCCCTGGCCCTATTCGCAAAAACCTTGGTTGTAGGGCCTGGGATCAGTAAGGAAAAATAATAGTGGGTGAAACCTGAATAAACCCACCGGCGTGGCTAGATCGTATTCAATCGAGAGGCTGGTATCCACAGGTACTGATCCCTGATCCAATATGCTAGTCAGGAATAATCTCGAGTGATGTGTGTTGGATCTGGGATCAGGAATAATGAGAAAAAATCAGCGGTCTGCGGCCGGCCTATACATTCCGCCAGGTTTTGCTCATACGTGTTCTATAGTAAGCACGTATGGGTTAATATGAAAATTAAAAAAAGCAGCAAGCCACAAGCTTCAAGCAACAAGCTTGACAATGGATCTGGGATGCTGTAGGATGAATTTAGAAAGGAATATATGACTGAACTTGAAAAACTTAAAAAAATGCTAGTGAGCGCACACGACGAGCTGCGAGCACGCAAACAAAAAAATACACCAACGTTTGGAGCAATGATGTTTATGCTTCAGGCCATCATCCAGTGTAACGCTGCTTTAAACGAAAGGAAAAAACATGAAGAGAATTAAACACAACGACTTAACACATTATTTCATGACGCCGCACGAACAGCTGCCGGCGTCATATCTTGCCAGCTGTGAGAAGTTCTTCAGGGAGCTAGGTAAAAAAAGAAACAAGTTCCAAGCTTCAAGCAGCAATGCAACAAGACACAATTTATTTACAGAGATTGAAGCCACAAGCCGCAAGCGCCAAGCTTCAAGCGCCATAAAAAAGACATAATTAAAAAGTAAAATGAAATTAGAAAGAAATATATGAAAACAAGTGAAGCGTGGTCCCTGGTTGGGGGACTAAGTAAACCATCTAAAATGCCCGGCTGGTCAATAGGTCTACCGGCCAAGGAATGCAAAACAGGCTCCAAGCTCCAAGCTGTGCCTGGTTCAGTCTGCTATGACTGTTACGCCATGAAGGGCTGCTATGTATTTAAAGTTGTACAGGAAGCTCAATACAAGAGACTGAAGGCAATATATACAGCTCCATGGGTCACGGCTATGGCTCAACTGATCAACAGCAAAAAGCCCAACGTGTTCCGCTGGCACGACAGCGGCGACGTTCAGGACTTAGTACATTTAAATAAAATTTTTGAAGTCTGCAGGTTAACACCTGGCAAGCGTCACTGGATGCCCACACGTGAGGCATGGATCAAGGACCATTTAAACAGAGCGCCAAGCAATTTAGTAATTAGATTCAGCGCGCCGATGGTGGACCAGGCAGCACCTGCCAGCTGGCCAAATACATCGACCGTGGTGACAGCTCAGGCCACGTGTCCAGCGCCTCTTCAAAACAATGAATGCAAAGATTGTAGAAATTGCTGGAATTCTGAAATTAAAAATGTATCATACGGCCAGCACTAATGACATTTTACCACCCAAAATATTATGCAGCCCTCCGGGCTGAGAGGAAGAAGCTTCAAGCTGCAAGCCTCAAGCAGCAAGCTCCAAGCCCCACTAAACCAGAACCTAGTTCAGGTTCTGAAGTTTCAAGCAACAAGCTTCAAGCGTCAAGCAACAAGCAGCAAGCTTAGGCTGCAAGCCACAAGCTACAAGCTCCGAGATCCGTGAACCAGGGATCAAGAAGTATTGAACAAGTTTCGAGGACCTTTGACCAAGGGCCTCGACTAAGATAAATGTATTCTTAGGATGTGTCTTATGAAACGCAATTTGGTGTGGTGAAATTTTAATTTTATTCCCCTTCGTGCACTTTAGTTCTAAAGTGAAAAATGTGCCAGAAGTATTGTAGCCCAATAAATCAGGAGTCCCCAAACTACTAAGGTTTTCAATCCTAATCCAAGAAATGTCTTTAGAAACTTTGCGCAGTTTTTTATATAATTTAGCCTCTGGGCCCATACTGTTTTGGAGGGAATATCGTCACTCATTTAACATCGTAATGAGTAGATCTTAACTTGTCAGGGATAATTAATTTTTTTTCATCTTGAGGTCTTAAAACTAATCGTAATGAAGGCTGACCTATAATCATATGCTCTTGCACTTCCATTCTTTTAATTTCTTCTAAGTGACCTCCAATAGCAACATAAATTTTGGCATTTGAAATTGCATTGCCTTGATACTTAGTAGATCCCATTGTGAATCTTCCTAAAAATTCCTGTAGATGTTTTACAAACACTTTAATTCTCCTCGTCCATCTTTCATGTCTTGACTTTATAGGATAGTTCCCTTAAATTGTCAACCCAAACAAACATAATAAAGGAGTATTATGCAAAACTTAGAAAAACTAAAAAAAGAACTAGTATACGCGAACTATGATGATCCAGATCGTGCAAGTATATTAGAAGTAAAAATAGAAAAAATAGAACGAGCTAAACAAATGAAAGAAAATGGTCATGATGATGAAACTATTTATGCAGATGTTTGGAACCATCCTGATGAATGGTGTCAAGGTACTTGTGGTGGATTTAACACTTGGGAAGCCCACAACGCAGGTTTAGATACATGTTTTGACTGTAAGGTAGAGGCAACGGATTAATGGGAGTTCCAAAAAGATTAACAGAAATGCAACAGAGATTTGCGGAGCATTTAGTATTCGGTGGACCAGATGGTCCTATGTCTAAACGTGAGGCAGCTGTTGCAGCAGGGTATTCACCTGCTCGTGCAATGCGGGAAGGATCTGAATTAACTAACCCAAGATATTCACCATTGGTAGTAAAATATATTGGTGAGTTAAAAGAAGAAAGACTTCGAAAACATGAAGTGACATATGAAGGACACGTCGCAGAATTAGCTAGGTTGAGAGAAGCCGCTTTAAAGAAAGGAAGTTTTTCCAGCGCTGTAAATGCTGAAGCCAATAGAGGAAAAGCAGCGGGACTATATATAGACAGAAAAATAATAAAAACAGGTAAATTAGAGGAGATGACAGAAGAACAACTAGAAGCAAAAATGAAACAAATTTTAGACGACTACGCGCCTCTGTTAAATGTAAAGACTGTTGATGCTGAAGCATTAGAAATTAAATCTTCTGAATCTTCCGAACCCACTGACGAGGTATCATCGTCCGATCACCAAAAGAAAAAGAACCATCATCTTCCCGATCAAAAGAAGCAAAAAGTTTAATAGCTTTATCATCTTTAGAATATAACCAACCTTCATTGATTGGTCTTGCTAACCTCATCTTATCAAACTCCCTATCAGTAGCCCAGCCAGAGTCACTCACACAATCGATCCACTCCACCCTGACTTTAGGATAAGGTATGTCGGGAGTTCCAAATGAGGCGACAGCTTTTCTTCTTTTCTTAGGCATAATATCTTATAACACAATTCTGCGAGCCCTGCGAGGGGTAGAAGCAGATTTTATTTTTATTTTCAAAAAAAAATTTTTTTTCAGATTTACCCCTCGCAGGTTTCGCAGCCTATATAAATCAACACTTCTAGCCTTCGCGCTACCCCTCGCGGACCCCTCGCAAAAGTCATTTACCCCTCGCAGATTTTGGATTTTGGACAATTTCAGTGTCCTTGATCAAATTTTCGCTAATTTACCCCTCGCGCTGCGAGGGGTAAATCGGTTTTTGCGAGCCCTAGAACCTAATCCGAGCCCTAATTTGTGCCATAATATTGCCTTAATATTGCCATATTCTCTTTAGCGTCTGCAACTTTATGTAACAGCTTATCAATCTCGCCGGTGACGTCAGTATGTTCTACAATTACAGGTTGTGTACCATTTAGGAGATAATCTATTTTTAATAGCGCGTCCTCCATCTCATACTGGTATTTCATTATTAAAGTTTTATATATTTGTTCTTTCATTTATCCTCCTTCTTTTTTAAAGAATCTCCAAACGTGCCTGTAAAGCCCCATGATCCATGATGCGTGGTCCATGAGTCGAGATTCCCGTAAATCTTAATATTACACTTTCGAGCCAAATCACAGAAGGCTAAATCTTCACCTTTCCATTCATGATCCTTAAAGCTTGTATCCCAAAAATTATACATGTATCTATCTATCGCACCTTTATATCCTACCTCTTTATCCATCTTATCTTGGTGTTCTTTATTAAATTCAATTTTTTTATCAGGATACTTGTCCATCAACGTTCTAAATACAGATCTATTAATTAACATTAAGCCAGCCGGAGCAGATTTTAACGCCACTAAATCAAAAGGTAGTATTTTAATATTATCAGGATCAATATGTTCTACAGGATATTTAGTTTTTAAAGGATTTTCTTTTAATCTATAAGGAGTACATACAATATCTTTTTCAGGCACTAACATTCTTAAGGCAGTTTCATGAGAAAACTCTACATCAGCATCTACACATAACATATAATCATAATCAGACGCCATGAATCCTGCAGTTAATAAATTTCTTGCATGAGTTACTAGAGAAGATTTAACCGACTTAAATATACACTCAACCCCAGACTTAGCTAATACTGCGTACGTGTTGAGGATGGAAACACATGTTTCAACCTTCATCATATCATAACAAGGCATAGCTATAAATACTTTAGGCTTTTTCAAATTGTTTTTTAAACTCCTTTATATCAAATGTGACTTGTTCTTTCTCATCGAATTGTAATTCGTGATACATATCTAATCTCTTCAACCATTTATGTTTCCAAGACCTTAAATCAGCGTCTTGAAACTTGAATTCTTGGTAATATAGGTCAGGAGTACAGATCATTATAATACCCTGTCTAATTTCTGATTGATAAACATAGTCATGTGCCATACAATACGCGGCGATTTGTAAAAAATAATCCTCAATCCACTCTAATTTCTTCGGGCGATTTGATTGCTTAAAATCGATAATAGTATCTAAACCATTATGATTACATACCAAGTCAGTACTGCCAGCATATAACCCAGGATAATGCAACGTGACTTCCGAGCCGTAATACTCTTCCACAGGGAGTAACCCTTCTTCAATAATTTTTTTGGCCATGGGCTTCGCCTCTTGTCCGATTGGCGTAAGATCATCGTAACCAATTCCCGATACATGAGACTCGATGAACTTGTGCATGGATGTTCCCCGCCTACTACTAAGATTTTTGATTCGTTCCGCTTCTTGTTCTCCAACTTTGGCCTTCCAGTCTTTTAAAAATTGTTGATTTTTGGTACGCCCTAATATCGTAGTAACAGATGGAAGTCTAGTACCAATGATGTCATAAATTCGATGTCCTGATTCATGATCCGTGATCTGTTTTCCTTCTATATACTTGTATTTATTACTTTTTTTCATTTCTTTTACCGTATAATTTCTGCCACGACCAGGCGTTAAGTTTACTTGACCAGTGGTATATAAATTCTAAAAATTTTTTTTTCATCTTGTCCTCGCAAACATTTCATTATAAACTTTATCTAAAGTTTCTATTATTTTATTTTTATCATTTTCTAAATAAACTGCAGCCTGTAATACTCCTTCTAAATTATCGTCCAGTTTTCCTATCCCTGTATTACAAGCTCTACACAACCATCCTCTAAAGATAGTTGATCCATGAATATGATCTAATTGAAGTTTTTTTGTTTTTTTATGACAACGTTCACAACGCTCAGGTTTGGGGGGAGCATTCTTTCTCACCGCGGAACTCTCTCTTTTACTTATGGTAACACATTGGCGGCAAATTTTCTTAAGATGCCAGGCCCCATCACTTCTTAGAACTTGGGTTGTAAATGCCATTGTGGGAAGAATTTTATGACATTCTTTACATTCCTGCATATCGGTTTCTTTTCCTACAATTTTAGTCTCTCCCCTATAGTGGAAATTTTCATGGTCCTTATATTTTTGTTTTTTAACACGATATGCTTCTTTTTCCCAATAGGGAACCGTATTTAAATTTAAATTTCTTTTTGGTCCAGGCATTATTTCCTAACCTCAATGGTCCATGGTGCGTTAGCCGTGCGCAATCCATCCTTGCTCTCGTCCCAATATCTTTTACATAAATTTCCAGTACGCGCTATAAACTCATGCTGCATTTCATGGTGTGGATTGTAAGGACGTCTTATCTTTTTACCATCCGACTTTGAAAAATATTTAATGTAGTATTTGTTTTTACGTGTCATAATCCCCGATTTTGTTTTTAACAGGTTTCCATTCATTATCACCGACTTGTTTTAAACTATTGAGAGGGACTTGAGACGATACATTCCCAGCCACAGAAATTCTTTCAACATCAGATTTAAAAGGAGCCACATAATGTTTTAACCATGCAGGAAATATAAACATATCTCCTACTTCAGGAAAATATGATTGATATGTAATGGCCTGTCTATTTCCTTCACCATATATAAAACTAATTCCACCAGGGCCAGCGCTTCTTCCTTTATATTCTTTAAATTCTTTTTTTATTTCTTCTGGTACTTTTAAATATATTACAAAAGATAAATCATCTGCATGATCATGAGGTGGATTGAATTCATTTTTTCTTTGATAATTAATCCACATAGCTCTTAATAAATAACTAGGAGGTTGTTTAAACTTTTGATTTTTCCACTTTTCAAATATCCCGGTGTACATTTTTAAAAATTCATCAACGTATGGAAGTAAAAGTTTGTAGTTCCTAAATTTAAATTCTTTTTGAATGATACCAGCTAATCTATGTTGATAATCATTTGCTGCTACGCTTGAAGCTTCACCTTCTTTTAATAATAAGTTTTGAAATTCTGGAGTAGTTTTTAACTTAACTACACAGGGTCCCCACGTTAAAACTTGATAACTAACTTTATCTGTCATTTTTTATTACTTTCAATATTGTTGTCCAAGGATTTAAGTCGTAATCTACTCTAGTGCAACTTGTTAACAGTATTATCATCACCGTCAGAGTTACTAAAATGATTATCTGAAGTTTCATAAAACTCCCCTTCTGAGTCACAATCCCAACACTGATGAATCATTTCATCAGAGTTAAAGCTTGCAACTTTAACAAATCCATTACCCTTACAGGTTGGACAAATTAGTTTTCTTACTCTACCCTTTTTTAATTTTTCCATTTAACTTTTTCGCTTTTTCATTTGCTAAACATTCTACAGTTTTACTAATTGATAACTTTGCATCTGGTAATAAAACCTTAGACAAATTAATCAATGTCTTGTATGTATCATGAGTTAACGAAACATTTCTATATTTAGTTATATCGGTCATATGTTCCTTTCATTTATTTCTGATGACTATATAGGATTGAATGGAGATTTGTCAAGATGAAATTTATATTAAGTATGATTATTTGCACGAGTGTTTATCAACAGTGCATGGCCCCTCATCAAATGCCAGGGGATTACCCCACTCATTATGAATGCATTATGGCGGGCTATGAAGAGTCTGTAAAAAAGGCTAAAGAAATAGGACCCTCAGATGTGAATAAGTATGGGACTATTATAAAATTTTATTGTCAGCAAGTTCCAGACACCAATACGTAATTGACAATGTGGCAGAATTGTGGTAAAGGCTAAGACTTCTCACCACAATAACCTATCCCTTTAATCCCTCTTGGGGTAGGTTTATTTCATTTTCTTTTGAGTAATATTACCATCATCGTCTATCCACAGTTCCCATGCGGTTTTACCGTCATAGTAATATCCATGTAATGTTTTATTTTTTTTCATTTACACATACAACCAATCCAGTTTCCACTACCATCATTCATGATATGTAAATTTAATTCAGTTACATAACCCGTTAATTTTAATCTCAATATATCACACAGTTCAAAACAATCTGTCTCAGCTGTTATTACAATTCCCTCTAACATCTTCTTTGTCACTGGAATCAGTTGATACAGTTCGTCGTTCCAAATTATTAGGTCCATTATACTTCGAATTCTTCGTCCTGTCCCAATTTTTTGCGGCTTCGTTTATTTGGTCGAGTAGTGTCACCTGTGACCCTTCCCCATTTAATAATCCTTTCAAAATTTCTAGTTTTTAGTTTTATTTTAGGACCATATGGTTTCCAGGCATTTGCCATAAGATTTAATTCTATAACTAAATTAGTCCATTGTTTAGGTGTTATATTAGTTACGTTTATATTTATTTCTCTGTCTTTCATGTCCTATATATAGGATATCTAGGGATGTTTGTCAATGCCCTTTTTTACCTTTTCCACGATATTTTCCCATTCTTTTTTCGTGTTTATTACGGTTTTTCTTGTGACGTCCAGGTCTTTTTCTAGGTTTATCGCGTTGAGGTTTAGTTATTTTACCAAAAGAGCTTTTTTTACTCATTAAATTGTCTTATATTAATTTCATCTTTGCCTGTAACGTGAGGCATATAACTAATTTTACCATTTATTTTTTGTTCAATGTCTGAGCCACATGTTATGCATCTAAAAATAGTTTTGTATATAGAAACAAATATACTTTCTTCACCACAGTACGGACAGTTTCCATTTACAACTTGTGTTGGAATATTAATCTTGTCGAATCTTGTCATTGTTTTTTTTTCTATTATATATTTTCTTATTTTTTACCACAAGTTGACGATAACGTCTATTTCTTAAAATCTTTGCAATCGGGTTCTTTTTTTGATTCACTATTTTGTTAGCAGAGTAAATATAACGTAGGCCATACCAGTAATTAAAGCCCCTACAGATACTAATAGAATACTTTCTATTCTATTAATTTGTTTTTCTAGTTTGTGCATTTTTTCGTAAGTTTGTTTCTGCATAATTCTGCATAATTTTTCGTGAGAGTCTATTCGTTGTAATGCGTTTTGTTTAGCCATGATTATTCAATAATTAATTTTTTAATTGATTTAGAGCCATCAATATTATCTTCTAATTCAGCTTTACCTTTCCAACATTTGTAGGTTACTGATTCAGAATAGGTCCTTTCAGCTTCACGTTTATGTCGAAGACAAACTCCCATCGAGTCTTGAATACGTGCCTCCTTGATCTCTCCTCCTACAAACATTAATAATCCTATAACAGCTTCAATCATTGTTGGCCTCCATTTTTATAATGGATTTCTCTATTAGCGTCTTTTAATTCTTCTATATCTTCTAAAACTTTATCCATTTGTTTTCTTAAAAATTCTATGTTGACCTTGTTTAAAGCCATATTCTCTATGTGTGCATTTATCTTCTCCGTGGTCTTGTATAAATCCTCGATCATCATAAATTGTTCGGAATCTGCCGGAAGCGAACCAAGTTGACCCCGCGGCCATTTGATTCTAAATTCTGTATTTTCAGTTAAATCTTTAGCCATTAGTTCTACTTGTGTTAAAATTTTGTTTTGAGTCTCAATGATTCCAAAATATGCCCAGGTACCAATCGCGACCATCGCGATCAGCGAGGCTACCGTTTTCATCGGCATTTGTACGGCGGCTTCTTCAGAAATTTTAAGTGCCATTAGTTATAATTATACCCTGTTGATGGTTGATTTTCTAAAGCTTCAAATAATTTTTTATGTTGCTCCATAATTTCTTCATCTGAATCCATCATCTGATCCATTTTATCTTGTAATTTTTCTACGTGTCTTTCTAGTTTGTGTACTTTATCTTCGTGGACTGCCTGAATAGTTGAAAGTTCAAATGTTCTAGATAGACTCCAGCCAGCTAGAGCCAATAAAATTCCTACCAGCATTGTCATTAATTTTTCAATCATTGGCAGCTATCACATTCTCCAGTGTCATCGACAACAACACCGTTGTTTTCATATGTTGAATCTTCAGCTTTACCTTGTTGACAATCACATTGTCCACATTGACAAATATCTCTATATTCATCAATATGTTCTCTGCCTCCACAATGGCAGTCATGATTGCATCGTTTACATTTATTCATTTTTGCCAGTCAAAAAGCCAGTTTATAAATTTTTTCCATAATTTTTTAACCATCTTTTTCCTCCACATCATAGAAGAACTTATCGGTGTCTTCTGTTTTCCATTTACCACTATCTTCAACATTCCAATCGGAAGTTTGGACCTTCCAATCAAACGGAACTTCATCTTTAACAGTAAAAGATGGAATATTCCATATAATTCTATTGTTGGGTTGGGCAGCATAATTGCCATCTTCCAAGGCCATTATGTGTGCGCACTTGTGTTCGTGCGGAATTTCAGAATGATCTGTATCTACTATATTACTCTCTGGATGTGCCCAGTCAACAGTAAATAAATAAGCACCTTTGCGCCATTTTTTATCTTTACCTAAAAATTTTCCTGATTGTCCGTCTAAGAGATCATAAGAAGTAACAGCAGGATAGTAACTAAAGCAATTCCAGAGCTCCAACTCATCAAGTCTATACCTAGGTACTTCCTGGACATCAAATCCTCTTTGAATGAAGGCTGAAATAGGGAGACGATAGAAGACAGCACCATTTTCCATAATTGCATGAAAGAGTATAGGCCGCCCTGTAATCGATGCCAAGCCAAAGATAATACAGTCTTCAGCTTCTCCATGATGTCCGGTAAGGTCATAGAGATATTCTCTCCTGATCTGTGCATAAGTCACAGGAATGTTTGCATTTAAATAGGCCATGTATCATAAAATATTATATTAAGATTATTATGATAATAGCAACAACCACACCAATAGCTATTTTTTTATTAGCTACAGCTAGTGCCCATACTTGTTTTACTTTTTCCATATTTTCCTCCTATTTTATATTACCCCAATTAGGTCCAGATTCATAGTCCACTTTATTAGGAACTTTTAATTTTATAACATTCTTCATAATATTTTTTATTTTTACAGCTTGATCGTCATTACTTATTGAAAAACAAAGTTCATCATGAATTTGTATATGAGGCACTATACCTTGTTCATAAAGCTTTACCATAGCCTTTTTTGTCATATCTGCTGCTGATCCTTGTATCAATCTGTTTAAAGCTTTGTAAGTAAATGCTGGTCTATAGTGTTTATCAAAGTATTTAAGATTAGCATCCCCTGGTTGAGAATTTTTAGTAAGCTCTGCAAGATACCTGTGTTCTGCTTCTTCTTTTTTTAGAATAGGCACAGGTGATTTAACTATCTGTTTTACGCCATCAACTTCTTTGTATTCACTTATTTCAAATATACCTTTCTCAGCGTTCCATTCCTTATTTATGGGTTCCCATTTATCAAACCTACAGAATCTGTCTTCTAAAGTGTATATGTTTTTATTTCTTTCTGCAAAATCTTGCAGCCCTTGTGATAATTTACGCACAAAAGGCACTTGACTGTGGTATTTTTCAAATAATTCTTTTGCTTCGTCGTTTTCTAATTCTAAAGATCTAGCTAGTTTATTCTTACCCATTCCATAGAATAAGCCTAAGTTAATCGTTTTTGCCTGTTTCCTGGTGATTTTAGCCATTCTAGCAACGATTTTGTGAAAATCAGTGCTCGGGTTCTCATTATATTCTTCGGCCATCTCCTCGGCTCCATGGAAGCCATTCTTCAAAGCATAGTGCACGACCAGTCTAGGCTCTTGTTGTGAGTAGTCAAATGATCCCCACTTGTGACCTTTTTCTGGCAGAAATAATTCTCTTATTTTACTACCTAACTCACTTCGTGCTGGAATCTGTTGTAGGTTCGGATTACGCATAGAAAATCTACCGGTAACTGTTCCCCCTTGGTCTGATCTTATTTGATTTATGTCTGCGTGTATTCTGCCTTTGTGTATAAATTTTAAAATACCGATTACAAAAGTGTTGAATAGTTTATCTAACTGTCTGGCTTTTGCAATCATTTTTAAATACTTATTTGTGTGTGATTCTAAATATAGTTTTGTTATACTAGCTCGTCCTGTTTTAGGCGTAACTTTATAATCTGTAATTTTTTGATGATCTAGTAAAGGCTGAATAGAATCTGCAGCCCAAATATCTATATTAAGATTAGTTTCTCTTTTTATTGTTTTTAATATTTCTGCTTGTTCTTTTTTAAGAGTGTCGCCAAATGTTTTTGCTTTCTCTTCATCAACTCTTACTCCTAAAAATCTCATATCAACAAGACACGGAAACAATCTTGTTTCAATATCAAATATATTTTCTAAAGTTTTTTTATTTTTTGATTCTGTTCCTATAGGAGTTTTAATTATCTTTTCAAATTTGTTCCAAAGTCGTAGTGTAAGTGACACGTCCTGTTCTGCATATTCTGCAACTAAATCATATGGTAGTTCATGCATGTTAGTCATTGGATCGGATATACCGTGATCTCTTTTTGATTTATCTGTTAAATCATATTTATATTTATTATCATTTAAATAATCTTTTGCTAAGGAATCTAGACTGTATTTTTGTCTGTTTTCATCAATAATAGATGCCGCGATCATGGTATCGTATATAGGTCCTTTTAACATCATACGTGTAGCTGCACGTATCCAACAAACGTCGTACATAGCATTGTGAAATACTTTAGTTATATTTTCGTTTTGAAAGATTGTTTTATTTAATTTTTTCCAGACTCTATTTACACCATGGTTGTCTCCTTTGTGTGCTATCGGGTAATATAATTTCACATCTTTAAATGCTACAGCAATACCACATACTTTACCCTTACCTATTATGGCCCCTGATCCGTGAGTCTTGAGGTATGGATCGTGCGTCTCTAAGTCGACAGCAACAACATCACCATTTGTTATTGCATCTAATTCGTCTAATTCTGGTATCATTTAACTATCCCCCATGTGTTTGATTTTTCTACTTCTTTATAATCTCTTTCAAGTATCATTTCTAAAAAGTGTATAGCCTTCAATATATCCTCTCTTTTTCCTTTCAATCTGTGACGACAGATATATTTTATAGCGCACCCTTCTGGAAAAAGCAATTCGTTTTCCACAACAAATTTACTTGGTTGAATTTTAAATTTTTGATAATGTGATCCTCCGTGTTGTTTATCCCAAACTTTGCTCATAAGTATCCTCCTTTCCTGCAAATGTTAAATTAGCTGTACTTTTTAATAACCATAAAGTTTTCCTTGCACGAGAACATGCAACAAACTTCATTCTCTTTTTTGAAAACGGTTTTTCTTGTCTTGTTAATTTAAAATCAAATACCACGTTATCGAATTCTTTACCTTTAATTGTATGTATGTTTTCTAAAAACACTCTTTTCTTTTCTAAGTCTCTATTGTTGTTGACAATTTCTCTAATGTAATTTTTCATTTGAATTGTTGGAACTTTACTAATCTTTTGAAAGTCATCTATATTTTTTACACCAGGGACGACAAACCCTTTGTCGACTAACCACTTAAGATCATAGCTACCACTGTCTACAGCTTCTAATTGTTCAATTGTTTTTAATTGATATTGTGGGTCCATACCTTTAAACATCGCTTTAATTTTAGTTAAAGATTTGTGTTCGCCTTTTGAAAAACCCAAGAATTCTCTTTGGTTTTTAACGTCGCTGGTTGGATATTTAAATTTAAATTTACTTTTTTCCTTATCTGGTATTTTAACAGGAATTCCTATCTGCATGATATAGTTTATCATATCTCTTGGTTCACCACCTCTATAAGTAAACATAAAGTTTTCATCTGTATTTAATATTCTATTTTTTAATTCTGACGCAAAAGGGTCTTGCGCCAAATCTGATAAATAATACATTTCTCCCTCTACAACCACACCTGTTCTGTTTCCGTTTTCATCTAATTCTTCTCGTGGTTTCCATACTCTGGTATAATTATATTCTCGCCAGATATCTTGTATTATCTTTTTACAGTATTCGTTTATAACTCTTGGACATCGATAACCATCTTCTAGTTCTGTTTCTGGATTAGCAAACTCCTTATGAAAAGAATCAGGATCAGCTCCTGCAAACTCAAATATAGACTGGTCTGGATCTCCTGCTTTGTAGAAGTAATCTACATTCTTTGACATTACTTCTTCAGCTTTTCTCTGTATTACACTTGAGTCTTGTGCCTCATCGACTATTAATATTTTTATATCCTTACATAATTTTTCTGATTCTTCTTTGTTATTATAAAAGTCCTCTACCATGTCTTGAAAGTCAATTATTTTTGTAGTTCTTCCATTAATTTTTTCATTAGCTTTAAATTTAATATAATACTCTTGCATTTTAATTAATTCTTCAGCGGTATACTGATAGTCTTCTTTTTCTTCAAAAGTTAAACTTCTATAGTAATCTAATACTTCTCGACCATTATCTTTTGCATAACTTTTAAATTTAAAAAAAGGATGTGCTGCAAACAAACCTTGTACGCTGTTAAATTTTTTATTTGATGTGTATTTATCAAACATTGGATACAAAGTTTTTAAAATGTCATAATCTTCAATTAAGAAAGCTTTTCCTTTTATACGATTCTTACAAAACTTATGAACTGTAGTTACATTTTCTTCCAAAGATGCTTTTGATTGTTTTACTAAATGAAAAATTTCATGACCTGTTTTCTTTTGAAAGTCATCAATACTTTCATCATCATATATTTTACTTCTAATATGATCTGCTGCCGTATTAGTGTGAGATATAACTATCATATCTGTAGGAGAGTATTTTTCTACTAAATGTTTATAATATATTTCAACTAATTTAGTTGTCTTACCTGTACCTGGTGGTCCTGCTATTCTAATTTTTATCATGTTCTATCTTTTTTGCGACGTCGCCTAATACTGAATACTGTCCAGGGTCAGAAATAAAATGCCATGTTGGACAAGATATTTCTTTTTTAGATATTGAGTTGTATATCTTTCCATTTTTTTTCTTAGCTTTCATAATATGTTTAAGATTAAAACATATTTTTTTTACTGACGTGTTGTCTCTTTGAGATCTAAAATATTCTACTAATCTATTTAATCTAAACTCAAGATCATGAGTTTTCTGATTTACATAACATCCCCCCTCTAACAAAACACCATCATCAAAAGAAACTGTGGATTTTCTAATAAAAGAATAAACCATTATTTTAAATTCGTTATCATCACTTGCCTCTTCATCTGCTTCTTCATAAACTCTTTTATCTAGTCTTGCATATTGAAAGGCGTGAAATTCTCCTGGTTTCATTTTTAATATTGCTGGATGAGGAAAGTTTCCTGCATTGGCTAATATGTTTATCCATTTTTGCTTATCTATTATGTCAGATCCTTGCATAGGAACATTTATTCTAATGTAACCATCACCTACTCTTTTTTTTACATCAACAGATTCATAAAATATCGGAGGCTTACTTGTATACTCTGTAATATCACCAACAGCCTGTTCTGCTTTTATCAAATCTGCGGCTTGCTCAGGAGTTATTCCACAAAGATGTCTGACACATGCAGAGGCATCGCAGTGTTTTTTTATTAAAGGTCTTTTGCAAAGGTATTTGTATTCTTTATCTTTTGATTTAAGTATTGTGTCCTGTATTTCTTTCTCTTCTAACGGCCTGGCCATATATTCTTGATTAAAATATTTGAGCAAAGTTACAGCATCCATTTTACTATATTCAGTAATTTTTTTAACACCCTTTTCAACTGCACGCATAGACCAGGTATACATATGTAATAAATAATCATTTCGATTTTCATCTGGTATTTTATTATTATTTAACTTTAAACAATTTTTTGTGCATGGTAATAAAAAATCTTCTAGTGTCTTTTCTTTTGGCTTTTTTACTTTCTTAACAACTTCTGGAACTTCTTCTTGTAAATAATCTATTAAATCTGTTTGTGCATACTGATCATACATTTCAAAAAACTGTTCAATAGAAGCATCTTCAAAATCATCTGTATATGCGTAAGTGCTTCCTTCTTCATGATTAAAGTATGGCATGTTAAGCCAAGAGCCATCTTTCTTATCCGCTAAAGAAGTTTGCATTGGATAGACTCTATCTAAAATATCTGCAAGACCCAACTTACCTGCAAACTTTTTCATAACTAATTGTACTTCTTCAGCGCTACTAAATTCTTTCATAAACATATAAACGTGCGCTCTTCCACTTTTTGATCTAAACATTATCAGTGGTAGTTTAAGTTCTCTTATTTTTTTTAATAAATTTTCGTAATCGTAATTATTTATGTCAATATCTATTGCACCCCATTTACATGTGCCATCATCTTTTAATGGAAAAATACCGAGTCTATTACCTATGCCGTTGAGATGGTTCTCCCAAAGTTGTTTTGTAAGGGGTTTATGTTCTATCCAAGGCTTACCTTCAACTTTAACAGCAAGTTTTTTATCGTTCTTTTTAAATTGACCGTAAGCTCGTTCTAAACCTTCAAATATATTTATAAATTTCTCTATCATAATAAACGTGGGCGTTTCCACTCTCGCTTAGACGCCCACTACCTAGGATATTATAAATTTACTGAAGCTTTTTTTACTTCTTGGTTTTCATGTTTTGTTTGAATCTCACCTTTACCTACAGATTCTGCAAAAGCTTTTGCCATGTCGTAGACATTTTTGTCTTTAACTAGGCCTACTTTTGCTACATCCCAACCAAACCATGTTCCTTTGTCGTTAGACATCTGAACAGTAGATAGTTTATAAATGTGGCTGTAAGTTGGCGGAGTAAACAAACCATTTTTACCCTGCATTTTGATACCCATCATCATTGAGTTCCATTTTCTACTAACTTTAAGTTGAGTAGATTTCATAGAAATCAAAGCTGTAGATGGATTATCACCAACAGTTAATACAAAGTGACTTGCAGTATTCTCAAGATAATTACCGTTTGGCAATCTGTCTTTATAGTCTTTACCTCTTGTGGTTTGACTTACTATATCACTGTCTGCCTCGTGAATTGCAACAGGTGCACCAGTGCTGGCACCTCTGTCTTGCCATTCAATGTATTGTCTTTTGTAAAAGACCGGTACAACTTGTAGTGTGTCGTACAACTTATTGGTTACAGTGTTTATGATTTTGCCTGGCTCTGCGCCTTCGACATATTTACCATCTCTTTTGTTTACCTCTGGAGATAGTTGGCCCAAAATTTTTAAGAAAGGCAACGCAAGATCTTCCTGCGAAATGTTTTGAGCACCTTTATTAGCATCAGCTTCAAATAGATTTGTTGCTAATGCTCCATTCTTTTTTTCTGCTACTTGGTTCATAGTTATTGTTTCCTTTTTATTGTTGTTTTATTTCCAACAAATATGTTGAAAAGTTCCGTTGGCATGTCTTTACCTGCCTCAATACGCTCACGGACTAGCGCTTTCAGAGTCATAGGTTCCACCTTCAACTTTTGTGTCGGTTGAAACCCATGACTCTTCGCAAGGTCAGCATAATCTGCCGCCCTTGTATCTTCGTTACGACCAAATGATACAGAAATTTCATTCTTTATAATATCACCTAATCCATTATTACGAAGCCAGTTAAAAGCCGCCTCTTTATTTGCTACAGTTATGTTTGCGCTGTAATGCGGCTTAACATCTACTGAAGATCCATCCATAAGTTTAAGATGAGCTAAACCCATCTCAGCCATCATAGTTGGAACAACTTCTCCAGATAAATGTTCTAATTCTTTTTTAGTATTTTTTATATTCTCTTCTTGTAAATCAAGTCTAACTTGTAAAGCCTCTAATCTTTCAACTTGGTCTGCAAGTGACTGAATATTATCAGTTTTTTTCATTGCATCTTGTTGGTCTTTTTCAAAATCAATATTACTCATAACTTTTTAATTCCTTTCTTATAATTTCTATTTCTTTACATGCTTTACGATATCTATTCCACCAAATTATATCAGAAATAAAATTCCAAATTCTAGTAGGCAGGTATACAGTTCCAAAAATAAATCCTAAAAAAGGCTTATCTTTGTTAAGAGCTTTAAGAGCTCTTCTAGAAATTGATCTGTTTTTTTCTACATCTAAAAAATATTCAATCCATTTTTCTGTAGCTTTTAATCTTTCTTTTAATATATATCCTCTATTCATCAATTTCTCCTTTCTCATGTAAATTAATTTCAATAGGATAATATTTTCTTTCTTGTTTATCCCATTTTAATAAATTGTATTTTCCATTTGTATTTTCTGAAACGATAGAACAAGCTACTCCAATTATAGCTGGATCTCCAGTCAATAATAAATAATCTTGTTTAGAAAAATTTTTAAGTCCTTGTCTTAATTTATAAATTAAAGGACCAGGAGAAAAAATAATTTGTGAAAGCTCGGGTAATAAAAATTTTAATTTTCCATATCCTGCTGCACCCATAATATTTATTTTAGGTCTTCCTTCTTTCGTGCCAGGTATTTCTTGAATAACGTAAACTACTGCCTCCGGATCATATTGATCTGGAGCGGGTCCACATTTTAAACTACTAAAAACATCTTGTTGTATCTTTCTCATTGACAAACAATATAGTCATGTATATATAGAAGTCAAGAAAGAAAAAATAAAAATTATGAATTATAAATTTAAGACAAAACCATACGCGCATCAAATGACTGCGTTAGAAAAGTCATGGAATAGAGAAACCTATGCTTATTTCATGGAAATGGGTACAGGTAAAACAAAAGTACTAATAGATAATTTAGCTATGCTTTATGACAAAGGTAAAGTAGATGGCGCTTTAATTATTGCACCTAAAGGTGTGATAGGAACTTGGTATAATCAAGAAATTCCTACTCATCTTCCTGATCACGTAGAAAATGTGGCTATTTTATGGCAATCAAACATTAATAAAAAACAGCAAGAGAAATTAAATACATTATTTGAAACAGGAGAAAAACTTCATATTCTAGTTATGAATGTTGAAGCTTTATCTACAGCTAAAGGTGTTGAATTTGCAACAAAATTTTTAAATTCCCATAATACTTTAATGGCAATAGATGAATCTACTACTATTAAAAACCCAAAAGCTAAAAGAACTAAAAATATTATTACATTAAGTATGTTATCTAAATATAGAAGAATCCTTACAGGTTCTCCTGTTACTAAAAACCCATTAGATTTATTTAGTCAATGTTATTTTTTAGATCCTTTTCATTTAGGGCATGAATCTTATTATTCGTTTAGAATGCGTTATGCCATTATGAAGACAGCTAATATTTCAGGTCGACAAATACAATTAGTGCATGGATTTAAAAATTTAGGCGAATTATCTGATAAATTAAAACCGTTTTCTTATCGTGTTTTAAAAGAAGACTGCTTGGATTTACCAGATAAAATTTATATGAAAAGACAAATTAAATTAAGTAGTGAGCAATTAAGACTTTATGAACAAATGCGAAAAGAAGCACTTGCTACCTTAAATGGAAAACAAGTTACAACTGTTAATGCTTTAACTCAATTAATGAGACTTCAACAAATTACATGTGGTCATTTTACTGCAGATGATGGCACTACTCAAAGAATTCCTAATAATAGAATTAGTGAATTAATGGATATTTTAGATGAAGTAGAAGGCAAAGCTATTATATGGGCCCATTATCAATGGGATATAAAAGACATTATTAAAGAAGTTGTTAAGATCCATGGTCCATGTTCCGTGGTCGACTATTATGGATTAACGCCACAAGATGAAAGACAAGATAATATTAAGAAATTTCAAGACGACCCTAAGTGTCGGTTTATCGTTGGAACGCCAGCTACGGGTGGCTATGGGATTACTTTAACGGCTGCAAACACTGTAATTTACTATTCTAACGGATATGACCTAGAGAAGCGTTTACAGTCAGAAGACCGTGCACACCGAATTGGTCAAAAAAAATCAGTGACCTATGTAGATATTAATGCCGAAGAAACAGTAGATGAAAAGATTGTAAAATCTCTGCGAAAGAAGATAAATATAGCTTCAGAAGTTCTCGGTGAAGACCTTAAATCATGGATTTAGTAGGATATACACGCGAGGCGCGCAGAAATTTTAAATCCCTATTTTACTTCGATTGATCTTGACTTTTTAGACTCTGGAAGAATCTTATTTAAAGATACTTTCAGTAATCCGTCTTTTAACTCAGCACCTTTGATTTCTACATCATCGGCGATGGTAAATACCTTAGAGAAATATCTTTTAGCAATACCTTTATGGATTACTCCATTAGATTCTTCGCTATCTTTCTCTTCCTTAACGGATTTAATAGTCAATAAGTTGTCTGCATAATCGACTTGGATATCCTTTTTAGTATAACCCGCAAGTGCAACTTCTATATTGTAAGTTGTGTCTCCAGTTTTTACAATATTGTAAAAAGGAAATGCAGCTGTAGGTTTACGAAAGAATTCGTCACTATCGTCAAACATTCTTTCAAAATGATCGAAGATATTATCGAAGCCTATCGAGACAGGTCTTAATTGATTAAAGATTGATGGTAATTTATTGAGTGTCATGTAACCTCCTTGTTTAGACAGTTAATAAAATAGGCCCGTAAAGGCACCTATAAGCCTTATATAATGGTTTTTATAAGAAATGCAATACTTACCCTACAACTTTTCCACCTGACCATTTCATGTCTGGAAGGCCATTTTCGTAAGATTTACCGTCATAAGTAAGAACTTGTTTTCTGTTAGATCCTTTTTCATTATAGCTGACATGCACCCAGCCGCCTGCTGGATCATCTTTTTTGTAAAACTCGAGTATCAATTGATCAAAATCTACGTTATTTTGTAGCCAATAAGCAATCTTAATGTTTGGAACACCACCAATTTCAAAGTCAACCGCTTGGCCTTTTGCATGTTGCGACGTTTTTTTGCTGCCGATCGCCTCACACAGCGCCTCGCTGCGATATCCCGAGGTCACCGTAATTGGGCGGTCAAAATGGGCACGAACCGGTTCCAATATTTCATAACATACGTTCTCTAAATTTTTAATATCACCAGCTCCTGGAGAATTATCTATCCCCTTACGAGTGGCGGTCATTGACTTGGTCATCTCTTCAAGTTTGAAGTGTTTACTTAGTTGCATGATTATTATGTTCTCCCAGCAATAATTTTTTCTGATGGTGATAGTAGTGCCTGTTCTGTCCGTGTCAAGTTAGTAATTGGATCTTTTGCGCTTGCCATTTGTGCATTATTTACCACGGGTTGAGGTGTTTGTGGTAATGGTGGCGTTTTAATTTTAGCCTGTTCCCATTTTATAGTACCTGTAGGTTTATCTTCTTTTTTTGGTTTATTAAATAAGAATGGATCTACTTTTAAATTCCAATCTTGATTTAAAGCTTTACCCGACATCATTTGTCTCATTAAATCTATTTGTTCTAGTAAACGATCATCAATAGGATTTTTAAATTCTAATCCTTTTTCCATCTGATCTAATACTAAATTTTCAAATCCTTTTATAGCATTATCAGTTACAGCAAACGGAATAAATTCATTGTTCATTAATGATTGATAAATTTTTCTTTTTCCTCTTCGATCAAACAGTTCTTCAATTTTTTCATCGTTCCAACCTAATAATTTTAATGCATCTATTTTTCTTCTCATTGTACTCATACTTTCATACTTTTGTTGGTTAGCTAACATAAAAGATCTAATTAAATCATCTTGATTAACCGGATCTCCTGTTCTGTATTCTGTTTTTAAAAATAAATTTCTTTCATTTCTAGTATTTCCTAATAAAAATTCATTAATAAAAACGTTCATAGATTTTCTAAGATTTAAAGGTGCAGGTCTTCCTCCTATAAATCCTAATACTTCATCTGGTATTTCATATTGTATACCATCTAATGTTTTATCCATTACAGCTGAATAAAGTCTGTTAACCTGTTGAATAGAACCTGGTGAATATTTTTTAGATAAATACATAATAGTATCTTGAAGTTGATTTCCAAAAGTATCTCTTGGGTTAAAAACTTGTGAGCCACCTTCTGTTTCACCACCTCTTGCAAATATATCTAGTATACCTTCTACCCAAATTGCTGGAGCAATATAAGGTTCTACCATTCTTGCTGAAGCTTTTCCAAAACCATCAATTAGTTTAGGAATTAAAGCTTCGTGGTCCGTGTCTCTTCCTACTTCAGTAAGAATTGCTTGAGCCGGATTAATGATAGTGTCATAGAAATAAGCTCTACTAAAATCTATATATTTATATTGACCATCTACATAGACAGGTAAAATGGTAGAGTCTTCTGAGAACCATGGTAAAAATTCTCTTAAAGCATTCATTTTTTCTTTAGTAAATCCATATAGCTGTGAGAATCCCCACACTGCAAGAGGAGGTAAGGTTGCCCAAGCGGTAATCATTCCGCCCATTCTTTCCCAACCCATTCTTCTTAAAATTGGATCTTTAATTTCCGATCTAGCTTTAAGTAACATGTTAGTGCTACCCCTTATAATTTCTGAAGGCCAAGATACGAAATTAGATAAAGGTGCTCTTCTAAAACCTTGTACAAATTCTGATACGTAGTTATAGTTAGGCAACATATCTCTAACATTTTTAGTTGCCATCTTTAATATATCTACCGACTCTAAACTACCACCTGGTACATCTTTAATTTTAATTTTACCTGCTTTTAATGCATTAGAATAAGCTCTTCTTATACGATAAGATTCTGCCGCAAAGTTAAATATTTTCCAGACATCATCTTCTGCTACGTACAATTCTTGCATCTTTCTTCCAAATTTTTTAAAGTATTTAAGAAGTTTAGCATCCATAACTTTACCAACCTTGTCAAAGAATCCTGCTTTAGATGTGTCATCAATTAGACCCATTAAATCTCTGTAAGTTGCACTAGCGTTAACCATTCCTTCGTCAAGTAAAAATCTATATAAAGATTGACCCCCTTCTTCTACAAATTCAGTGGCCGGTATTAATTTATTTGGGTCAGTAGTGTTAGCTCCTGGTCTAAATTTACCTGACATGGACGTATCGACAGCTACCTTTAATCCAGGTCTATTCTTTCCTAATATTTGTGGTTGAATAGATCTATAAGCTGTTCGCCATGCTTTAATTATTTCAGTAGGCGGGATAGCAATATTACCTGTTGCAATAGTTGTAACTGCTCCTGATGTAAAGTTTCTTGTGTGAGTAAAAGGACCGAAGACTGTTTTACCTGCTTGAACTAATCCTTTCGGAATCATTACTCCTATCTGATACCACATAGGCATATTCTTTCTTGATAAAGAAACTTCTGCTCCATATTTTAATCCATGTGCAATATTTTCTGTAGTCCACATTCCATTTAATGGAACAGTGTATACTTCTTCAGCTAAACTTTGAGGAAGTTTTAAAGGAGTGTTTATAATTTTTTCACCCGAGACTGCACTATTAAATGCTTTACTAGCTTTTAAAGGATCGTCATAAACTAAAGCGGGCTCTCCCATTTTTTCTAATCTTCTAGAGTCATCTGCAAGTTTATTATAAAATCTATCTCTAGCGGCAATTCCCGCAAGGTCCGTGGTTACATTGGCAATTACATTATTTGCTTGTTCATAACTACCAAACAATTTATTAAATGCTGCAAGATCTGATTTAGTTTGTATTAATCCACCTTCTTTATCTGGTTTAAATTTTCCTCCGCCTGTAATATTTTCAGATAAATTTTTAGTAATCATTTTCTTATCGGATAAAGGATCATAAGTTGGCCACTTAAACACAGGTTTAGCGGTCATAGGATCTAACTCTACGTTTTTAATAATAAGATTAACAATTTCATCAGCTTGATTTTTTGTTAATTTATGAAGTGTTTTACTATTAGATGCATTCTTCATAAAGATTTGAGCTACTTCTTTTTTAACGTCAGCAGATGGTGCATATTCGTTTAAAACTCTGACTCCTTTGTCATTAAAAATTCTATATTGAGTAGTTAAATTATTTCTTATTCTACTAGACATATGCTCTACAAACTCTGTTAAAGTTTTAGTAGTAACATTACCACCTTTAAAAATAGTGTTTAGAAATTCAGCCCAGCTTCCATTAACTTTTATAAGTTCATCGATTAAAGCAACTGCATCATCTGGTTTTACTTTTAAGTCTTTAGTTAAAGACTTCATCATTTTATTTAATGTTTCTTTTTTATAACCGGTTACTACAACTTTTCCATTTTTAACTCCTAAGTTACCACTTCTAATTGTGTTAACAATCCATGAAGATAATTCATCTGTCATTCCAGAAGCATTAGATGCCTTTTGAGTATACTTAGAAATTCTTTTGGTTACTTGATCTAAAGATTTTAAATAATCATTAGCTAATAATTGAGAAGACATTTCTTTTCCTGTCATTCTTTGACCTGCTTCAAATATTTCTGAGGGGTTTTGATTTCTTGCTCTAAATCTTTTAGCTAAATGTTTATCAATAAATCTTTCAGTCCATTTATTACTGTAAGCATTATATTTATCTCCATAATAAATAATCTTTCCTAGTTTACCTAACCCAAAGATAGCTGGAATAATCGGAAATCCCATTTCTCCTCCAAACTTTAGTTTATTATAAAGCATACGAGTTGCTTCTTCTTTAGAACCTCCTCTTTTTTTTCTATCTAAAGCTGTGTATTCTCCTTTATCAAAAAACCAATCTCCAAAAGTTCCAATATCTTCTGTGTCATAAACTAAAGCTCCGGCTACTCCACCACCTATAGCTACTGCAGTAAATTTTCTTGCTCCAGTTCCAATACTATTTAATCTCTTAGTTGTTTTAGCAGCTTCATATAAGTTTCCATTTTTGGCAGTTCTTACATACTTACCACTTTTAACTCCTTTAATAGCTTTAGTAGCCATTTGAATAGCTTTATCAGTAACATTTACAGCATTTTTTCCCACTGCTTTCCAGTTTCCGTACATTTGAACCATAGCTTCTGTGATGTGTCCAATAGCACTTTCTCTTGCTCTGTCTTCTCCCCACGCCATAACAGTACCAAACATCGTATTGTCAAACCATCTTTCTAATTTAGCAACTCGACTTTGATCAAAAGGTACATCCTCTTTATCTGCCCAGTCCATTAACATTGCACTTAAGTTCGCCCATCCATAAGGAATTTTTATTCCCCCTGATACTACGGCTCCTAAAATAGATTCAGAAATACCTACTTCATTTTCAAAAGGATCATCTGCTCTTCCTGAGCTTTCCCATTTTATTTTTGGTTTTAAATCTTCTGGTTGTGATTTAGTGCTGGCTAGAACAATTTGATTTGAATAATGATCTTCTGATTTATCAGTCTCTCCATATTCCTGTCCTACAGTTTTATATTTTTTACTTAATAATCTTTTTTGATTTTCATTTAAATCTTCTGGCCATATGGTATCTAAAGTTTTCCAATCCATGGTAACACCTTCGAAAAGGCCTTCCATTTTTTTAAATTCACCTCGATAGTATTCTTTATTTTCTGCGTCAGTATAGTCTCTAGGATCTCTATAGTTCGGATCTACAGATTTTTTAGCATCATAGTATGCATCTTCACCATGATTTTTTAAAAATCTAAATTCACGAATGGCTCTAGTAGCAGAGTCTAAACCGTCTTTTAAATTACTATTTCTTCTTAAACTATTTTCTTTATCAATACGTTTTTGATCTTCCAACTGTTGTTTCTTAACAGCATCATTTTCTTTTTCTTGCTCTAGTTTTTTTTGCTCTTCGACAAGTTTTCTAGGGTCAAATCCAAATACCATGGTACCTCCTACTCTTTATCAGGATCCGGTACTAATTCAAAAAATGCATCTGTTTCTGTAATTCTAATTCTATATAGATTACCTGTTTTATAATCATATGTAAGACCACCATTATCCATTTTCCAGAATGGAATCATTTCATCTTTTATTTTGTACATAGTAATTTGACCTTCGTCATTTGTTACAGGTTTAGCACTGATATCTATGTCTCCTGCCGTTGGACTATGATTTATCCAACTGTTTCTTCCAGTTACAATTTGAGCTTGTATAGATTCAGGATATAGACTCTGTGATATCTTATGTTTATGTTCAGCAACTTTTCTAATTACTTCACCTGGAGGTTTTCTAATACTGTCAGCTAATATATTGACTTGCATGTCTATTTCATTTTGATATTTTTCTTCAGGTCTTACATGTCCTGACTTACTAAATTCAAATGTTTCCCACACTTCTTTGTAAGCTCTATCATTATAATCGCTATCAGATTCACCCTCTAAAGGTTTATGAGAATTTTTCCATAGATCAACTTTTCTATCTATCTCACTTAAAGTTTTATCATCAAACAAATCAGAAGCTAAATCCCCTATTAATTTTCTTCGGTCTGCTCCTTGTTGATACTCCATAGCTTTCTCTGTCATTCTTGTTTTTCGCATTCTGTCAAAAGGTTCTCTTGCTGACATAGCTGCAGTTTGAATTATGTTTCCTTGCGGACTTCTGCTTGCTAAATCTAAACCAAAATCAATTAAAAAATCTGAACCTGCTGTACTTTTAGGAAGTTCTGGTTCAGGTGCATACGAATCCATAAGTGATAAAATTTTTTGAAGTTTAGCTGGACCTCCACTATTATATCCAGATCTTAATCCAGATGTAATACCTTCATTGGAGCTTCCTCCAGTTCTAAACATAGGTCTGTAAAATATTCTACTCATTAGTTTTTAAAAGCTTGATATGCTCCTAGTCCTGTTGATAAAATACCTAACGCACTCTGCAACGGTGTCGGGTCAGGTCTTATTGTTGTTTGATATTGGCCGCCCATTCCTCCTAGAATATTTCCAAGTCCTGCTCCCATATATCCTAGTCTTTCATAAGGATCATAAGCTGCCATTCTATTTGCTTCTCTTTGTGCATCTAGGGTAGCTTGAGTCTGAGCCTGTTGGATCGCGCCCGCTGATCCTAATCTAGAAATATCTTGACCATATAATCCTGGTACAAAGCCAGCCATTTGCATTTGATCTGCTCCTAACTGTCTTGCTTGACCGAATGCTGTTCCTCTTGCTTGTTGAGCTTGGCCAAAACCTTGTTGTAACATTTGAGCATTTAACATTGCTCTATTTAAATCTGATTGTGTTTGATATTCTGATCTCATTACACCTTCACGTCCTCCACCTAAGTTTCCAGACTTAGCTGCAAGAGTTCCAATTCCAGTCATACCTTTTTGTGCTTGCTTATCGTATTCTGCTAATGTTGTATTTATAACTTGTTGTTGATAAGGAGACATATAAGAAGCAATTGATCCTACTCCAGTTCCTGCTCCCGGTCCCGTTAACCCTGCAGCTTGTTGTTGATATGCTCCAGCTTGTGTTATGTACGGTTGATAAGCTCCAATACCTTGGCCTTGTGTTGTAGCCATTTGATATGCTGCTTGTTGAGCTGGATCTTGACCTGCAACCGTTGGCGCATAGGTTGCCGTTGGCATTTTCTTGGCAGTTAATGCCGTTAAATCTTTTCCGTACTGTTCACCTAGGGCCTCAATATAGGGGGCCTGTCTAGTTATCGATGTTTCTGTTGCCATTATACTTTTCCACCTTTTCTTAATTTAATTGGAGACATCCATTTATGTCCTTTTTGTTCAAATTTATCTTTTTTACTTTTTTGTTCTTTTATTATCTTTTTTTTCTGAGTTTTAGGTATTATTTTATTTGGTGTTTTACTAATCGTTTTTTTAAATTTTTTAAATGTTAAATTTGTTAACTTTTTACTAGCCCCACCAGTGTGGCCTGCTTCAGTTAAACGAGCGGCTAATGGATCAATCTGTTTTACAGATAGACCTTCTTTAAAACCTACACGTGTAAGTTTATTTCCTCTTAATGCTTTGTCTCCCATTACACTACCGCGCTTAGCCTTTCCGAAACTTCAAACATATCTTGAGCTCCTTGATTTTTTTTACCTTTTACTTCTAATGTTTCCATAAGATCTTCCATACGTTCTGCACCTTGATCTATATTTCCATCACCCATACCACGAACTGCATCCGCTGTCATTACAAATTCGTTAAGGCTTAATCTTGCTGGAACGTCATCAGCTTTTTCTTCTTTACCAATAGGAACAAACCCACCAGTTTCTCTGTAATCTTTTTCTACACCACCAAGGTCCATGATTCCTGCTTCTTGAGTGGGTCCACCTTCAGCCATGTACATTTGACCTACGTCTCCTTGACGATATAAATCTGCTTGTTTCATTACTTCTGTAATGCCACCTAATCTATCTTGCATCGCTGTTTTTCTAGCATCTTCCATTGAGTTTTCTGATGGAATAGATTGACCACCTGCATAGTATCCTGCTCTTCCACCACTTGCCATACCGGCTATAGCTTGAGCTCTAAATTCTTCAAAAGACATAGGTTGTAATCCCATTTCTTCCATTTCAAATACATACTTTTTATATTCATCTACTAACATTGGATCTTCTGATCCACCACCAGCATAACCTATTCTTCCACCATCTTTAATTCCTTGATAAACAAATTGATTTGGATCTAAACTACCAGCTAAAGCACCTCTTTTAATTCTCATAAGTTCATTCATGTATGCATTCTTAGCTCCCTCATAATCGAAAGCTTTGTCTTGATCGTCATCTTCTTGACCACCCATGAAGAAAGGTAGAGTTGAAGCTGCAGCGATTCCTGTCCATGGATTTATTTTTTTGTACCATGGCAAAGCTTTAAATGCTGTTTCTGTCATGTCCCAACTTTTGGGTGCTTTGCTTCTAAGGAATAAAGCTCCTAAATTTTGTTTAGCATTACCCAAAGCAAATCTTCCTAATCCTGTTCCTGTTCCACTAGGCATAAAGGATCCTATTCCAGTTCCTAAACCATACATTAAAGCAGCTTTACCAATAGGACTCTTAATAACTTTTTTCGCAGCTCTTCCTATCTTCTTAACTAATTTACCTAAGAAATATCTTTGTCTGATTGGTCCACCTTCTGCCATGTACATAGTTCTTGGGTCGACTCCATATTTTTGTCCCCATGCTATGTTAGCAGCTGTTGGATTAGCTCCAACATAATAAGGAGAAAGTGCCTGTGCTGTTCCAGTATTCAATGATTTTTGAAAAGGGGATTCAGTTTCTACAACTTTTTCAGCAACAGTAGTGCCGCCTCCGCCGCCACCTTGTGCCGCTTGCCATGCTGCGTAACTAGGATAACCTAGTTGCATCCATAAAGGTTGATCGCCATCGCCCCCTGTAGTTGGTGTTTTAAATCTATCTCTAAAATCTGTGTATTCTTTGTGTGAAGCTCCTCTGTTAGCCATGTCAACATAAGTTCTAGCTGCATCTAAAGTATTTTGTGCTGTCACTTGTGTGTCTTTTCTAGTTGAATTTAAAAGAGAATTTAACAGACCGTAAGAAGTAGTAGGATTCACTGTGTATTTATTTGGTCTAGATGATTCTATACTAGTTCCAATATTACTTCTTAAGTTTGCTTTTCCTTTGTCTAACTCACTAAAATCATAACCATAGCTTGGATTTTTTGATACCAAGCCAGCAATCTCTTCTGCTGATAAACCATAATCATCCATCGGATCAACGTATTGTTCTATTCTTCCATACATATCCAAAGCAGATTTGTTTATTGCTTTTTTTGTTTGAGCATCGTGCCATTTTTTATAAGAAAATTTTTCTTTTTTCTTTTTGGTATCTTTTTTAATACGTTCTTTGTGTCTTTTTTTCCTTGCTTTAGCTTCAGCTCTTTTTGCATCTTCGGCAGCTTTTTTTAAATCTGGTCGTGATTGAAAAACTCTGCGCGCATCAGCGTCAGAAATTTGTTGTCCATCACCTCCACGATCTACCTCAGTTGGAGTATAGGTTCCCATACTAGTTTTTTTTCCACCAATTGTATCACCCATATGACCTTCGTCAGCTCCATAATATCCTGGTCTAGAACCATCTGGCTTATTTTTAACTAGCTGTGATATCCCACCACTATTTTTTTCAATTCTACTTCCATAGGTATCCGTCCAGTCTCTTGCAATCTCTGGCTCGTTAGCCCATAAATATCTTCTTTGTTTTTCTGATTTGAATGGCATTATTCTCCTCTACTATCAATCATGTCGAGAGCAATAGTATAAATTTCTATTTGTTTGTCTTGAGAAAGATCATAAAAGTCTTTTCCATATTCTTCCTGTGCTAAATCTTCAGCTAGCATTTGAGCTTTCCAACCCCTGTCTCCACCACCTGCCATCTTCATAGTTTCATCTAACGTTTCAATTCCTTGTGGAGTATCTATTGTTTCTCTCATACTTAATTCTTCCATGTCACCACCGAATCTTGCAGGAATTCTACCAGGTCCTTGTTCCATGTTCCGTGGTCCAAGGCTCCCGATGCCTCCTTGTTCTTGCATCTCATCTTGTTGTGCTTGTTGTAGTATTTGTTTCCAAACGCCACTTCTAAAAAATTCATCAAAATTAGAAAACTGGCCTTTTTCTTCAGGACCCATAGCATCCCATACTTGTTTAGCTATCATCATTTCTTCTTGTGATTGTGCTGGTGGTCTTGGCCCTTCTCTGCCTGTATATTTAATAGAAGGTGCTCCTGTTTCTAATTGTTCTGAAATATTAATATCTGTTATTGCCATAATTTTGTCTTATTTCCTAGGGTTTATTATACTACTGTGTTTTTCCAAACAAATCAAGGCTTGGCATGATGACTTTTACATCTCTTCGAATGTCTTTTTCCTCAACTCCTTTGGCTTTCCATTCTTCTTCGGTCTTATATATTTCCCCTGTTTTAAGGTTAGAAATAGTAGTTATTATTTCTTCTGGTTCTATTACTCTCATTATGTTGTTACCTCTTTTTTAATGTTTAGATAGCTTACACCAAATGTAAAAGCGTCTGCACTACCTGCTTTAATTGTAAGGGTATTTCCACCCTCAACTATTAACGGTTGAGTCAATAATTCTTTACTTTCATTAGCTGTTAATGCTGCTGATTGAATAACCACAATACCATCGTTTGTCACAGTAGGTGCAGGAGTTCCTGCAGATTTAACAATGATAGACTTAATAAGATAAGTCTCAGTTACCAAAGGATTACCACTTCCAAAAGGATTTTTTTCTGTGTTATCTGTATTAGCATTTAATCCTGCAAATTTATATATATTTACTACTGCCATTAATCTAAAAAGAAACTTCTAGCTTCTATCTCCTGTTTTAATTCTTCTTGAAAAGTTGAGTTTAATTTCTCTAACACGGCGTCTAAGTCTCGCACAAGTGATTGAGCTACATCTTGCCTATAATCTTCACTAGCTCTAGTTAATGTTTGTACTATCTTTGCCATTATCTTCTTCCTCCTGCATGTACATCTAATCTAAAAGTTCCTAATTTCCAATTGGAATCTACTGCTGTATTTGCTATCTTAACAGCAACAGCTCTACCTCTAGCTCTACAAGATTTATATTGAGTAGAAGATGTAATGGTAAACGGTCCTAATGTTGAACTAGCTGCTGTGTCATTTGGAAAATTTCTAAGGTTTAATGTAACAGTTGTGTTTCCTGATTGGGTTATAAAGTCTGGTAAAAATCTACTGACTCTCATCATAAATTCTCCGTCTCCTCTAAACGTAATTCCTTGTCTTTGATCTTGAGTAATGTCAAAATCTCCTGAAGTAATGTTAGCTGGAATAGCAGTGGTTGTTCCACCCTTAACTTGATTGATGCCAGTCTCATGCTCATAGTAAGTTGAAACTCCATCTGTATTTCCTACGGTATCACAGGTATCCGTATCTGCATCATAAGATGTAGCATGAGGTAAACCAAAGATAGCTGAGTCCACCCAAGTTGTTCTAGGAAAAAGAGAATTAGCGTTTGTATACCATATAGGTCTATTAATAGTAGAATCTAAATAACTATATACAACACATCTATCTATTACATTAGAACCTGATGTAGGATAAAACCACATTACTTCTCCAAACAAGTTATTTAATCCACAGTAAATCATTTGATTAGAAGTTTTATTAAGATCATCATAAACATAATCTTCTACCAAACAGTCCATTGATTCTAGTTTACCAGTAAATCTAAAGAAACCATTTTCAGACATCCAATAAGCAGAACCATCCACTTCCGCCGCTGCATTTTTTCCAATTAAACCACAGTTGGTACCTACTTGCTCATAAGCGAAAGTAAAAGGTTGACCTACAAAACGCATGGTAAATAATGAGGTATCTGTCCATACGTAAATAGTATTTCTACCTAGTTTTGCACCCATGATCCGTGATCCGGCAGCCAGTCTTTGTGTGCCAGCGGTATTGATTGCAGTAGGTGTCCAAGTGTTGATATCCTCTTGAGAAGAGAATCTTATAAACATGTCATCTTGTGTTGTAGTATCACCAATTGTTGTTTCAGTTCCAAATAAAACTAAGTGACGATCGGGTGTTGAAACTAACATATCACGAGACGCGGTTGGTGCACCACTAACAATAGTTGCTCTGGTAGAAGTAGCAGTAGTTAAATCTGCGTCCCATTCAAAAACAGGACCATTAAAAATTAAAGCTAATAAATTACTTCCTAAATTATCCAAGGACCATAGTCCAGGTTCAGCAACTTTGTCAGTTGTCGAAGAGGCTTGTCCCCATCCACTATAGTCAGTAATATTTGTAATGGTTGCTCCATCTGAGTGAAGAGCAGCTGTTGTTCCATTAACTCCTCGAGCTACTCCAGTTAATACATTTGAACTAATTCCAGTATAAGTAAGATCCTCTGTGCCTATTCTTATTGTACTAGTTCCACTGGTAGGAAAACCTAATGAACTAGTTAATGTAATACCAGTCGTTGCAGCAGCATCGGTGATGGCTCCATTTAAAGTTGTCGTTTGAGGAGCGGTTACTGTTCCACTCCATTGAGATATACCCCATCCAAAAACTCCCACCTGTTCAGCCGGTCCTACAGGATAATACCATTTAACAGAAAGATCTCCATCCGTAGCGGTTCCACTAGCATTAGAGGCCATAGTAATTGTAACTGAAGTAGTGTTTACAACCTCAGTTATCATAAAAGTTTTATTGTCAAAATCAGATGCAGAATAACCTGAACCCGTTGGTGGTGTAACATTTTCAAGATATAAAATATCTCCTGCCGTCATTCCATCTGTAGAGGATAAAGTAATTGTAAGAATAGCAGAGCCTGAAGTAGATGCGAGCTTATCTGTTAAGGCTCCGAAATCAGTTTTAATAGGGTGTATGTCATAATGGGCTTCCCCAGTATAAGCATATAAAATTCTATTGGTTCCAATAATGGAATATTTAATTCCATTTTTGTTGACCATTTGATGAATAGCTCGAGCCGAGCCTGTTAAAGCTGTGTCTCCTAGCTGTGACCATCCTCCTATTTTTTCAGGAGTACCATATCTAAAACGTACATTTTCCCCCTCTGTCCATTGAGCTTCTGCTCCTGTAGGGGTAATCTGTTTATTAAATCCTGGTAGAAAACCTATTTTTTGTAGCATAAAAATCCTTTTTTATAACTATAGCAGATTTTAGGGATAATCAATAGATTTAAGCAAGGGGAATCTGTGGTGGAGTTTCCCCCTGCAAGCTTAATGTATAAACTATTTTTTAGGTAATGTAAAGCCTTTATACCACGCAGGAAGTCCTAGAAATGGACGTTTATCAAATTCATTTTCTTTAGCTACTTTAGAACCTTTTTTATTATAATGTAAAAATACTTGTCCACAGTCTTTACCAGTAAATTCTTCTCTCCAGTGTTCAAGTTCACAGCCAGAGTATATAAGCATATCTCCTGGTTTTAAATCTACTTTAATACCTGCTTGACCTGTCTTAGTTGTAGGATCAAGATAAATTGGCCAATCATCTCCTCCTAGATTTAAAGTAGTAGATATTTCACAAGAATATCTATCTTTATGTCTAGCAAGCACATCTCCTTTTTTATAAATTCTTGCATAGGAATATGTAGGACTTAATTTAAGTGAGGTATGTTTTTCCATAACAGGTTGAACTTTTTGTAATAAAGTTTCCATAACTAAATCTGCGTAATGAGAATAAGTATTAGGGACTTGTTGATCATTCCATACACCCCAGTAATCGGTAAAAGGTGATATATATTTTTGATCAAATAAAAATCTTGCTGCCTTTCTTTTATTTAAGAAATAAGCAAAACAAAAATCAGCCATTTCTCTATTAATAGCTCCTTTTAACACTGTATATTTATTTTTTTTGAACGACATTTTTTGTCTCCTTTCTTTTATTTTCTATGATTTGTTCTACAAAATCATTAGAATATTTTCTAGGGTGGTGACCCAATAAATTTTGAACGTATGCTACTTGTGAAGCACATGTATTTTTTAAATGAGTAAGTTGAATCATTTTATTTTTGGACATTTAATACTCCTTTCGGTATAGCTTGACAGTTCCAATGAATAAACCTAAATGGTTCATACCCCATATCTACTATATATTGATGAGGCATGTAAGAGGGGAAAAAAATCATTCTTCCTGGTTTTACTTCATAATTAATTTGATGACTAGCATAAGTTACTTTTGTTTTATCTTTTTCGGGTAAAAGATTCATTATATTCCCTGCTCTAGGGTCTTCAAATAAAGGTCGTGATGTTTTTTCACTGCATTTTAAAAAATAAAAACCGGATATATGACCATTCCAATGTGTGTGTAATGTATGATGACCTCCTCCTTTTTTAGCAAATTCTTGTACCCACATTTCTGTAATAAATACTTGATAATTAGTTAAGTCAAAACCCATTTCTAATAATAAATTATTTGCGGTTGCCCCTATATAATTTGTAAGTTCTAAAAAATTAGGATCTCCCACTAAAGTAGTTGAATGAAATACGTTACCCATATCTCCTTTATCTCCAAATTTTTTATTTCTTTTATCTATATCTTTTTTTAAATTATTTTTAGCTACTTCAATATATTTATCTGAAGCTCTATTTAAATCATCTACAAATGCAGGTTCATCAGCAAACCATACAGGACATTTAAAAAGGTCTTCTCTATTTAATTGTTGTGGAAATGATTTTGCACTTCCACAGGATATCTTATCCAATTCTTTTTGAGTTTTTACTTTTCTTGCTTTTTTTTGTTTCTTTTTCATTTATATGGCCACCCTAAATTCCAGATTACTAAACTATGTCTTGATCCTTTTTTAACTGGACATACTCTATGCCAAACAAATCCAGGGAACACCACTAAAGATCCTTTAGGGAGTACCTCTTTACATTTTCTAATGTTTGGTTTTTTATCTGGATCTAAATTTCTAAAATCAAATTCTAATTCGCCTCCCGTATAATCTTTACCTCCTTCTGATAAAGACACAGTTACCGATAATTTTCTAATTTTACCATGAGTAGGAGTATTAGGAGCATGATAAGATTTATCCCAACCATCACAATGCCAATCATAGTATTGGCCTTTATTATATTTTGTAAATTGACAAGACTCAGAAAAATCCCATTGAAAATTCCAACCTGCAGATGTATTAGCTTGATGGACATAAGGTTGTATTTCTTTATATATCCATCTATCGTTCATCCATACAATATCTGAATCTCTTTTCTTTTTTAAATCTTTAAGTTGTTTTTGATTTAATCTTTTAGGATCACCATACCCACCTGTAGTGGCTAATTGATCTTGTAAAGATTTTCCATACTTAACAATATCATCACAAATTCTGTGAGGAATTGCTGATTGAAAATACCAAAAATAGTTTGTTAAATTCATAAGCTTTCGTATATTAGTTTATACTTTAAATATATTATAATGTAAAGTATAATACAAAGCATTGATCTGGATCAATTATGAAACTGTCAATTATTGATATTTATATCTAAGAATAACAACACCTGGACCACCTGCTGCACATGCACCACCACCACCTCCAGTGTTTGTTCCTCCAGCTACTCCACTTGCTCCACCACCAAAACCTACAGGAGGTCCAGCTGGACCACCACAACCATTTCCATTTCCTCCACCTGCTCTTCCAACAGGACTTGCTGTAATACAAGAAGTTGCACCTGCTCCACCTTTTCCAGAACCAGGAGCGCCACCTGTAGCACCAGCCGCAGTTGCACCACCTCCACCACCAGCTGAGAAATATCCCCCTGGGTGAACACCACCACCACCAGGAAAACCTTGATCTGGTGTTGTATTAGGTGTATCTCCAGCTCCACCGGCTCCTGGTCCTGTCGGTGGTGCTGGCGCAGCTCCTCCACCTCCGGATCCACCGGCAGCTCCATTATAAATTGGTGTACCTGCACCACCACAAAATGTTCCACCACCTCCACCACCTGCTGATGTAATTGTACTAAATGTTGAAAGAGAACCATTTTTAGAGGAAGAAGTTCCGGGTCCATTTGGTCCACCACCACCAACAGTTATAGCATAAGTTTGTTTAGAAACTGCTAATGCAGCAACACATGCTCCTAAAGGTGATCTTGTATAACAACCAGAAGCTACACCAGAAGATTCTCTATATCCACCAGCTCCACCACCACCTGAGCTACTTGCATGTCCACCGCCTCCACCACCACCTACTACTAAGTAATCAACTGTTGTTGAACCAGCAGGAGTTCCTGCTGCAGAAACTATAAAGTCAGCTGAAGCTAAAAATGTATGAATTTTGTAATCCCCTGAATAACTTATACATCCACCTGTAGCAGTTACAAAATTAGGTGGGGTTTCTGGCCATGTCCCTGCTGATTGATTTTGAAATTGAGAGTCCATTGACCACATACCACTTGCTTTGTTTAATTCTTTTACGATAACTATTCCTGAACCACCTGCAGCACCAAGACAATAGTTTCCTGAATAGCCGCTTGCACCACCACCGCCGCCTCCAGTATTTACAGTTCCAGCTACAGCACAAGAAACATTATTTGCTCCTCCTGCTCCACCGCCGCCTGGTCCACCCACTGCTGCAGTTCCACAATTCCAAGCTCCACCTCCGCCACCACCTGCATAAAGTGTACAATTTATTGGACTTGTTGCTCCAGCACCTCCAGCTCCCCCTGTTGATTGGGAAGGATTATTTGCTCCGACTGCTCCGGCACCTCCACCGCCTGCGCCTGCTGCGTCATTTGTTGCTGGTTGTGATTGATCGCCTCCGTCATTTCCTTGACAGGCCACACCTGTTCCACCACACCCACTATTAGAAGTTCCACCTCCGCCAGACCCACCTGGTTTTCCGTCAGCAATACCTGGACTAGCTCCATCACTTGCTCCACCACCACCTCCACAAGATGTAACACAAAATCCAGTTGAATTAGTTCCAGTAGTGCCTTGTGCACCTGGAGTACCTTCGCAAGTTGCTCCACCTTTAGCTCCTCCTCCACCTACTGTGACAGGATAGCCTGTTGATCCACAAACTGAAAGATTAGTGCCCGACTGCATTCCGCCTGCTCCGCCGCCACCTGAATAATATCGTCCGCCACCACCCCCGCCACCAGCGACTATTGAATAATCAATAACTCTAGTTCCTGATTGTGTTGTAAAACAACCTGTAGCTGTGATTGATGTAACAGTATCTTTACCGAAAGAAGTTTTATTACTTGCTCCGATTATGCCGCCGTTTGTTGATCCTACTGGCTGTGCCATTTGAGTCTCCTTATGCGGATACCCAAGCTAATGTTGATGCATCCCAATTGAAATTATTGACTGGATCTGAATTATCCGTTGCAGTCCATCTTAGATTGTCTTCGTCCCACGTTATATTTTTATCTGTAGTATCAGTTGGATATGTGACTGGTGCTTGCCAATCATCATTACCATCTAAAGACCAAGATGCAAAAGGTTGAGGACTTAAAAATTTATCTTTTGCAGCGTCATATACATAACCTTTACCGCAATATTGTTTTCTAAAATTATGATTGTAAGAAGTTTGTTTCCAAGTTCCACCTTTAAAAAAATTAACGCACCATGTTTCTCCATCAACATGCATGTCATTATCTCCTAAAGGACCTGCTGCTGTAGAAACATCATTGCCTACAACGACAACTTTTTGTACTACTTGATGTGAATCTGACGTAAATCCAGTAGGATCTGTCATTGATTTTAGTTCTGCGAAATGTGCCATATTTATACTCCTTAAAAGTTATTTTATATTAAAATTTTAACTTATTGTCAACTTGCCTATATTAAATGATATTACAGTTTTTTTACCTTTTTTCTTGGTTCCTGTATTATGATTTAAATTGCTTTTAAATATCAATAATTGACTTTTTTTGCAAGGATATTGTATGTACCTATTGGAAAGATAGGTAGGATTAGAGGGAGGTAAGGTCATATCATCTTCTCTATAAAAGTATATATGGTCTAATGGGTCAGATTCTACATAAAAAGCTCCTGAGACAAAGGACCCAGGATGGATATGTTTAGCTAGATTATCATTCTTAAAACTTAAATTAAACCAAGAACTTTCGACAAAACATTGATTAAGAAAGGCTTGATCATACCCTAATTCTTTAAGAAATACTTTAGAATGATTCAAAAACTCATTCAATAAAGGTTTAAAAAAATCATCTTTAACTAAATCATAGACATTATGTGATGTGTCTACATTTAAAATTTCGTTTCTATTTAATTTATATTGTTTAGCTATTTTAGAAATGTGTTTTTTAATAGATTTTAAATCTACATTTAAAGAAGTTTTATATAGAGGAACAGGAAAAAGACTGTCTATTTCTTTCATTAGGACTTTTTACTATACTATAATGTTATAGTTCCGTCTACCGTAAATGTAGCTACTTTACAACCACCTGCGGGTGCCGGCAAAGTTGTTATTGTATTAGTTCCCGGAGCGGCTGCTAAACATGCTGGCGCACAAGCTGCTGCAATTCTAAGAATAACAATTCCTGAACCTCCATTACCTCCACCTGAGTTAGGTGTTCCACCACCTCCTCCACCACCACCAGTATTAACTGATCCTGCTGTACCTGCTCCACCACTTGAATTACCGGCTCCACCACCGCCAGCTCCACCAGAACCTGCACCAGATCCACCTGGTTCAAGCCCACCTCCACCACCACCTGCGTAAGTGACTGAAGCTCCTGATATTGAGTTTGCTGTTCCTGCTCCACCAGCACCACCAGCATTAGACGGACTTGGTCCACTTCCTGGTGTAGTTGCATTTGCTCCTGCACATGAAGCTCCACCACCTCCACCACCACCTGATGGTGGAAAGTCAACTCCCAGTCCTCCTGGATTTCCTTGTGGAGGACTTACAGGAGGAGTATTACCTGCTCCTTTGTAAGATGCATCCGTTCTCATATCTGAAACACCACCACCTGATCCTCCTGGATGACCTGCTCCTGCTCCTGCTGTAGGAGAATCAGTTGGTCCAGGTGTTCCGCCTCCACCACCACCAGTTGATGTAATCATTCCTACATATGAAGGCTCTCCACTTGCACATGCAACTGGTCCTCCTGAAGGAGCTGGAGTTGCCGTTCCACCGGCTCCTACCTGAACCGTATTAGATCCCGGACTTAAATATAATTTTGTTCCACCTGGAAAAGATGTTCTGAATCCACCAGCTCCACCTCCACCACCTTTATGTCTACCACCAGCTCCACCAGCACCAACTACTAGATAATCGAATGCTATAAATGGATTGGTTGTACCTAAATTTATGTTTGTTGATGCTTTAAATGTTCCTATATAATTTGTTCCGTCATATGCTACAGGGGCACATGCACTACATGTTGTGAAAGGAGTAGTTGTTTTTACAACTACAATTCCTGATCCACCTGCTCCACTTGCTCCAGCAGGACCTGGACTACCAGCAGGACCTGATCCACCTCCACCTCCTCCAGTGTTATTTGTACCATTTGTTGCTGAGCAACAACCTCCAGCTCCACCGCCGCCAGCTCCACCAGCTCCAGCAGATCCTGTAGGTATGTCTGAACCTCCACCACCACCTGCGTATGTTACGTCAGAGCCTGTAATTGTATTTGGAGCTCCAGCACCTCCTGCTCCTGAATTATTATCTCCGTTTGATCCTTTTTCTCCAACAGCAGTAGCTCCACCACCTCCTCCAGCGGCGTTATCATAAGTTGGGCCAGGTGTAGGAGAAGTTCCACCATCAAAACCTTGAGGTGGAGCTGTAGGGGGCGTATTACCTGAACCTCCAGCTGTGCTTCTTGCACCTCCACCAGCTCCGCCACCTGAACCTCCAGGTCCACCAACACCAGCTGGGTTTCCTGCACTACCATAACCACCACCTGCTGATGTGATAGTTGAAAAAATTGAATTAGTTCCTGCATTACCATTATTATGAGTTCCTGAACCAGGATTTCCTCCTGCCGCAGCGCCTCCAGCTCCAACTGTAATTGGATAAGTTCCCCATTTTGTAGATATAGAGCATCCTTGTAATGGACTTGGTCCATACCCTGATGCACGATAACCTCCAGCTCCACCACCACCTGCTCCATTATATTGTGCTGCACCACCAGACCCACCACCAGCGACTACCATGTAATCTTGAGTTGCGAAATTATAAACCCAATCTGAATTTTTTACATAAGAATATACGGTGTTCATTTGCCAAACACCTGGTGCACTGCCACACGCTGCACAGCCGTTAGTTACAGTATTAGGGGGTCCGATTATTCCGCCATTGCCAGCCATAATTTAAACCTCCTAAGCGTCGTCTAAGACTTCATATGATATGAATAGTTCTAAATCAGATGCAGCACTCGCTCCACCTTTGAGAATATCACCTTCCATTAAATAAATGGGAGTGTCAGATACTACTAAAGATGCATCTGCGGGCACTGAAATTGTTTTTGCTAAATATGTTGTGGCTGATGCACCTGTTGGTGTTAGACCATTTGCAGCTGCTGTACCCATACCGTCAACATATAAATTTAAATCTGCTGCATTTGTTCCATCAACATTTGAACATACTATTCTATTAATTTTTAATAGTTTTTCTGCATCAACTGTTAATAAAGTTGTTGTTAAAGTGTTGGTTAAAGCCCAACCATAATTACCACCATAAATACTTGTAACTGATACTATATTTGGATTTGCCATAATTTAATTCCTTTTGTTTTTTATCCGAAAATCATTGCCATTGCAATAGCTTTCCCTGTTGATATACCAAAAGTTGAGGTTGCTGTCCACTGAGTATTTCCAGACCCATCTGAAGTAGTTAAAGCATAATCTGCTGCTGCTCCCACTGCTGCGGGTAAAGTAAGAGTATAAGAACCACTAACTGTTGTAGGGACATCTACAGTAACAGCTGCTGAGTTATCAGCGTCATTGAATACAAGAGCATTATTATTAACTAAAGTTATCTCTGAAGATGTAGCTAATACATCCACCATATCAGGATTAGTGCCATCATTAGCAGTGGCATAAATAATTTTAGTTCCTTTATCTGTAGCAGACCATTGTACCGTGGATCCTGAACCTGAAACATATTTAAATGTGACTGTGTATGCACCTGATGAGTTATTTTTAATTATATACCAATCTTGAACATCTAGAGGAATTGTTACCGTAGTAGCTTCCGCAATTGTTCCTGTAAATTCTATAGTTCTGTGTGCAAGAGTTGCACCAGTTGATCCGTCTGAAACAGATAAAGTAGTAGGAGTTGATGTTATAGCTTGTGTAGTATAACCACCTGCAATTTGTTCTATAATTTCTAAGTTTGTATTAGTTTTTGTTCCCCATGTACCGGCGTTTTCACCAGTAGCCATTTTTTCAACACCTAAAGGTGTGTACGTTGAAGCCATAATTTATCTCCTGCTTAATTCTTCATTTTTATTTTGTTTTATACATAATGTCAACATTATATATTATTATGGTGGTGTAACTTTACTCCAACTACCACCTTGTGTAGCTGTTTTTTTACTCCAACTTCCGCCTTGTGTAGCCGTTTTTTTACTCCAGCTACCGCCTTGTGTAGCTGTTTTTTTACTCCAGCTACCGCCTTGTGTAGCTGTTTTTTTACTCCAACTTCCATCTTGTGTAGGAGTATATTTTTCCCAGGCTATTGGACCACCAATTTGACCTAAAGTAGTTGTTGCAGATTGTCCTGTTAATCCCATAACTTGATCTGCTGGTGTAATTGCACCTACAGAAGAAGTTGCTCCTACTCCAGTGATAGGGTATTTAGATTCACATATAACACTACCTACACCAGTGCTTGCAGATACACCTGTTATTCCTGTTACAGTAGCTGGAGAAAGCTCTCCAACTGATGCTGTAGCCCCTAAACCTGTTAAACTTACATCTTCATTTGGAACAACAACTGTACCTAAAGAAGAAGTAGCATTTACTCCTGATGGAGCAACTACTACTCCTGATTCAATAACAAATTCTCCAACAGAAGAAGTTGCACCTTGGCCTGTTAATGGAACACCTACGTTTGGTATTACTACTTCTCCAGTTGAAGAGGTAGCTTCTAAACCTGTTAATCCCATTACTTGATCTACTGGTGTAATTGCACCTACAGAAGAAGTTGCACTTTGACCTGTTAAGCCCATCACTTGATTTGCTGGTGTGATAGCACCTACAGAAGCAGTTGCGCCTTGACCTGTTAAAGATAAACTAACCGAAACATCAATAGTTGGTGTTCCTAAAGAAGAAGTAGCACCTAAACCTGTTAAAGAAAGTGAAACAGATGTAATAGCTGATAACGAACCATTTGCAGAAGTTGCACTTAGCCCCGTTGGAAGAACGGTAACATTATATGTACCACCCCAAACTTGAGATCCCCATGTATCACGACCCCAACCTGTATCGTAGTAATCAGCATCACCCCAATCAGCTTGGCCCCATGCCGGGTGACCCCAACCTTGTAAAATATTTTCATCAACATAGCCACCAATGTTATATGTACCTTGGCCCCATCCCATACGAGAGGCATTCCACTCCGTTGGGTTAACAATGGCCTGAAGACCCGTTACCGAAACTGTAACGTCAGCCATGTTTTACTCCTATGCTATTCTGATAATTGCTGTAGTTGCTGCCGCTGCTGGAAATTGAATTGTAAAAGTTCCACTAGTGGCTGTTTTATCTCCACCGAAATCTATCGCACAAACTGAAGCATCTGTAGCATGTGAATCATTAAAAATTAAACATCCTCTTGCTGTGAATGAAGCTGATGTCCAAGAGACATCAGAAAAATCACAAACGGCAGTTGATGAATCTAATGTTGGTGTAACACTTGTTAGAGCTGCTCCTTTTGCAGTATAAGCAGTTCCTGAAGTATTTGTTATTTCTTCAGTACTTGTGTAAGCAGTCGTTGATGCTCCTAAAGTTGCAGAGCTAGTGTATAAAGCTAAATTAAAAGTGTTTCCAGTAGAAGCTGTAAAATTATGTTCTGCTTCTAGGATTTCTTGTTTAAAGCTATTACAAATTGCCGATGTTATTGCCATAATTATCTCCCTTATTGAGGCGGCGATTCGATTGGTATACGAACAGTACCATCCGTATAGTCGTCTCTTCTTCGTCTCCCAATTTGCACACTTGCAAATTTTTGTAGTTCAATTTTATACTTATTTTCATATAGTGTCAACATATCCGTTGGACCTTTTAAAAATGCATAAGCTTCCACCAGGGTGGCATATAGTAGACCTTGAGGAAAATATTTACTAATATATGTGCCCGCAGTGTCTGTTTCTAATCCTGTTGGTACTATATTTCCATGAATATTTATTAAATAATTAGCGTCAGGTGTAGGAGCCATTATAATATTTCCTGATGTAGTTGAGCCAGTTCCAGTCGCTCCTCCAAACATAGCATAATATTTAGGTAATCCTGTAGTATCTTGCCCTGTAGATCCACCTTCAGGACCAGTTAATTCTCCAACATACTCACTTATAAAAGTTCTGTCTCTTTTTTGAAGCCAATATGTTCTACCTGTTCTAGAAGAAGTAGAATTAAAAAGTTCAATACCTCTTACAAAAACCATACCTGCAGGAACTCTAACAGTTTGCACATCTGCAGCTAGTGTTCCTTCATATTCAACTCTATCTGAATCCATAGGAATATCATAAAAAATTCTATATTCTGCATTTTCTATAAATCTATTTAACACAGCAGCAGTAAAAACAGTACTGTCTACTTCAGTATAGTTTCTAATATCTGTTTGTAAGTTTGATAAAGTGTATCCAGCCATTATTTTTGTATAGTTACCGGTCCAACGGACATCGGGTAACCTCCTCCTGTTGCGACACTTGTCGCGTTTGTATCAGCGCTAAAATAAAACCAATCTGTTCCATAAATTCC